TCTCTCTTTTATTTATGACATGCGCCCCCCCAATCGGATTTAGGTTGAAATAATCGGGGTTGAAAAAGTCAAGGTCAGTTCCCCTAGGTTGAAAATAATGGAGGTACATGAAAAATAATTGTATTAATACGGGAACTTTTCCAGTACTCTTGACGTATGAACCATAGGTTCATTGACAATTTATATGATTGACGGCGTTAGCTGTACGGGTAACGTGCTTTCAGGCAATAGATACTGAGCGTCAATCTTGCGGATGTCCTAAGGGGTAGCATCCAAGATAGTTTCCGACGAGTTACCGCGGTATGTGACCTAGTTTATATTAGTGCCCTCAGGCTTTTATAGGTTAGCGCAATTAGTAGCAGGGAATTAGTACAGGTATATTAATAGTAACTATAATAAAGGATACGAAAAATGAATAATCTTAATGTAAACAATGATGATGACCTGAAAAAACTAGCACTTGAGTTAATGAAAGCTCAGGATGCTGAAGTAATAGAAGAGATACCGGAATCTAAGATAGTTCCTGATTTAACTCAGGAACCTGATGAAACTACCGGTATTTTTGCGCATGAAGTTGAATCAGTTCAATTATGGGTTCAATGGCATGATGGCACTTATCATAAGGTAAACGGTTATCATGGCGTAAATAGACGCCCCGTAGATGGATTAAGTTCAACTCCTGAGATACTTCATATTGCACCTGATACTAGTAGTATTATTGGTATGGGTGAAATTGAATCTATTGCAGAACAACTAATGGATGCAGGTTACCAGTACCATAACCATGGTGAATTAAAGAATAATAAATGGTTATTTATTGAGTTGGAGCACCCTGATTTACCTAAAATGCATTTTAATGGTACTAGTTTAGTTCCTAAGATGTTTTTAGGGTCAAGTCATGATGGTACCTTAGCGCTAAAAAGTACAGTTAAAATAGTAGATACTATCTGCTATAATACTTTTATGATGAATCATAGAAGTGACTTGCTTTTTAAGGCTAAACATACCCGTAATGCTACGTATAGAATAAAAGAATACAAGCAGGGTATTGCTGACGCTTCCGACTTACTAAATCAATACTATGACCAAGTGGATAAGCTATCTAATACCCAGTTTGGTGGTAAGCAAAATCTCGAGAAGTATTTTGCTACTACTATTGGTGCTAAAAAGATGGAGCGTACCCGTAAGCATAACGGTCAGGAGTACAAAACTGAACCTATGTTTAGTGGTAAGCATGAAAATCAAATATCTCAATTATTTGAGAGCTACCAAGATGGAGCCGGACAAGATAAACGGGGTTCAACACTCTGGTCAGCATTTTCAGGCGTAACCGATTGGTGCGACAATCATCCTGCCAATGAAAAATCAGTCCAATTAGGTACCAATTTGATAGGCAATAGAGCCCGTCAAAAGCAGACCGCTTGGGACTTTGCTAATAGCTTAGCGGATGTAATATAATCATAAAATAAAAGTAGAGGAATAATAAACCAAAAGAGCCCCCGGAGAAATCTGGGGGTTTTTTTTGTATCTAAAATTAATATTTAAAGGGGGTATTCACGTAGGTAATTCACGTACGTATTTATAAGGATAATTCACGTAGGTAATAATATTTTAAAGAATAATTCACGTAAGTAGTACTTTAAAAGTAAAATTCACGTAAGTAGACGTAAAATACTACTAAATACTAGTATTTTAGAAGGTTATTAAGTAAAAGAGGGTAATATTATAATATTATCTTTTATTTATTTTATAGGTTTTAATAGA